CATGCACGAGAATCCAGCCGGTAGGCCGGCCGGCACCGTCACGCCGGTTGTACTTCCGCCTATGTAGACCTGCTTACCGTTGTCCGCTGCAACCAACGTGTAGGACGCACCAAGGTTGATTTGGCTGCTAATCACCAACCCTTTGGTGCCAACCTCGGCCGAGCTCGCGCCGGCGGTCGTAACTGTGCCGTCTAGAAAATCGAAATTCCCGGAACTGTCGATATTGAAAGCGTAAGCATTGTTTGTGAAAAACTTTAGACCATGCGCGGAGTGCACGCCGAGTTGGCCGAACGGTCCCGCGGTGCTTAGCTGAAAGCTCGCGGTGATAGTGCCATCGTCTAGCGTCCAACGCGGACTCCCGCCGCTCGTCGTGATTTTTTGGTCCGCGCTCGTAAACACGTTAGCTTGCGCAAGCAACGCCACGATTGCGCTATTGACGAGAACGGAGGTGCCGGACGTGGTGAGGCCGGAGCCTAGCGAGAAATGAATTTCCGCGTTAGCGCTCTCGTCCCAACCCATGAGGCCATCCGCTCCGAAGTCCCCGAGCGCGGACAAGTCCTCGAGGATGGCGGCCGTACTCGAGACTGCAAGCGTGGTGCCGGTGAGAATCAAGCCGGCGCCGAGCGAAAGGAGGCCGAGCGCGTCCGCGCTATCGTCCCAAAAGAAAATGCGGTCCGCGGCAGGTTCCGCGAACGCGGAGAATTCCGTCAACAATCCTTTGCCGGCAAGGTCCGTTGCCGCGAGCGCGGCGGCAAAATTCAATTGCGTATGCGTCGCGGTGACTGCGCCGGTGATTGACGGAAAAGTGTTCTTAATTCCGAGCTTCAAATTTCGGATATGGTCGTCTCCGAAACTCTTGGGCTCTCCCGTGCCGAGCGGGTTGGCCGGGTTGAAATCGGAAATGTAGGTGACTGATTCAACCGGCATGCTAGTAGCCTCCGCCGCCGCCGAAGTCATACGCCGGCGCGGCGCCGGCGGAGAGCTTACGTGCGGTGGCCTCGTTCAATGCGTCAACCGCGTTGTCAAACGCCGCGAGCTCCTCGCCCGCGAGCTCCATGTTTTGAGTGAACCGATAGAGGTAGTGCAACGAACCGTGCATGTAAAGCGCCTCATGGTTCGTGAGAATGACGTTAGTGTCCGAGTCCCCGGAGAGCGCCGCGAACCGGCCGAAGTAATCGAGCTCGAGCTCCGCGTCCTCCGCCGGCACACCGCGCACCTCTATGCGCGTGCCAAGGTCGCAGTAGTAGAACGGACTTTGGTTGCCGCCGCGCATGCGAATCGCGTTTGGACCTTGCGGCACGAGCTCCACGTCATTGAGCGTGATGCGCCGGACAACGAGGATGCCGGACGGTGCGGTATAGATGCCGGTTTCCGTGTCCGCGCGGTCCGCGTCCGTCAACGTGGTGGTTGCATCCTGCTCCGAGCTCACAAGCCGGCGTGCAATCATTCCCTCGGCATTGCGGATAAACCGCGCCACCTTGCTCGAGAGGTTCGCGCGGTGCGCGTCCTCGAGCACGGCCGCCTTGAGCTCCGCGTATGTCACCGCGGTTGACTCGCGTAGAGCTTCACCACCGCGCCGCTCGAGTAGCTATTCCATTGAATGCGGTAGGTGAAGTAACCAGGGTCCGCCGCCACCACCGCGCTCGAGTCTCCCGTTTCGGCCGTGAGCGTGGCGTAAGGCTCAACCCACACGTTGGCGTTTTGGTCTGTGAAATTGGCCGAGTCCGCGATTGAGAATTGCACGTCCACGTTGAGCGTGCCGGTAATGTCGAGAAAGAATTTCGCACCGATAGCGGATTCGTAGTTGAGCTTTAGAGACGGACTGACAACCTCGTCCACAATTCCAACGTCGAACGTGTCGGAGCCCACGGTTGCAGAAAGCGCAATTGAGGTTACCGTTTTGAAATACTTGGCGCTCTCTTTCGTGGTGTTGTTCGGTAGCGCACCAAAGGACTCAACCTGCGAGTCCCCGTCCGCGTCCGTGCCGGTAATGGTTGCAGAGCTCCCGCTCTCGTCCGTCGTGGTGGTGAAAATCAATTGATGCGCGAGGCCGTCGCTTGTGGCGTAGGCCGGAGCGAACGGACCGGCGCCGGTAAGATCGTTGCCAACGATATCCGCGTCCTCGTCCGCCGGCGTCTCCGTGGTAACGCGGAGAAACGGTCCCGGAATTTGTTGCGCGTGGAGCTCGAGCGCAAACAGGAGCGCGAGAGAGGCCAGAGCAACCCTAAGCGTTTGCATTGTCGTCGTCCTCTGCCGGTGTATGAGCCGGCGGTTTGATGATAAGGCCGCGCGGCCGATCGCCACCGACAACGCGCTTGCGCACGCGGTAGGGCTCGGAGGCCGCGGAGGCGTGAAACTCTTTCATTGCGAGGTCATGCGCGTTCGTGCCGGACTTGCCGTCGAGTCCGGGAAACAGCGCATTCAATACCGGGAGGTCCACCACCGGAATGCGGCACATATGCTCCGCAAACGGTGCGTGGCGCGTAATGATGCGACCCTCGCGAGCGTGTTGCACGCTCTCGAGAATCGCTTGTCTCTCTGCCATGACGGCACGGCCGCGGAGGCTCATTTGTCGTCCTTTCTCCGTCTCTCGTTTCGAGCTCGGCGCACGTGAATTCCCATTGCCAAACAGGCCGCGAGAATCGAGAGCGTTAGCGAAATCGTCGTGAGCACTTGGTTGAACTGAGAAAGAGAAATGCCGGCGACGCAAGCGCCGCCGGCAACAATCGCGCAAATGTCCTCAAGGACTTTCACGCTCTCTAGGTTGCGGTAACCGTCGAGGCCGGGTTGATATCGTGAATGACGAACTGTGCGCGCTCGAGTTTGCATTTGAGCGTGTAGTCCACCGAGAGTTGCCGCCGGTGCGAGAGGCCGAGCTTGGCCAACGCCTCCACCTTGCAGCTGTGGAGGTATGCAACCGCGAGGTAATCGAGGTCCAGACCGAAAACCGCCGCCGCCGCCGTGGTGCCGGTGTCCGTGCTTTCGTAAGTCTGTTGCAACCGGTTCGGCACAATTTTCATTGTGAAACCGAAGTCCGTTCGGAACGTGTCAATGTAGCCTTGCGAGGTCTGGTCCACTCCGCCGCCGGAGCCTTGCACGTTGGCCGTGGGAATCGCGGCGTATGTCGTGGTGAACAGGAACCGCGCGAGGCGCTTGGTGACACCTGGAACGCTCATGAGGACGGTGTTGTTGGCGCCGTCCGTGTAACAACCCTCGATTTGGTCCGCGATGAGCTCCCACGTGAGAGCGCGCCGAGCTCCCGGCGTAAAGGCCGTGACGAGCTTCGTGGACTGGAAACCGCCGCCGGAGCCGGCCGCGCTCACGTGAGACGTGAGCCACGCGCCGAGGCCGGCGGTTTGGCCGGCCGTGCTCGAGTTGTCGTCTCGCACGCTCGCTTGATTCGAGAGGACGATACCCTCCACGTCCCGGCGGAGCGCTTGCAATTTGCGCATCGTCCGGTAGGCCATGGTTTCACCAATTGCGATGGTGTCCACGTTCTGTGCACGCTCGGTCACATACACGTATTTCGCGGAAATTTGCGTGTAGTTGCCAACGCGCGCGAGAGCGCCGGCCGTGGTTGCAGTTGCCGGCGCGTCCGCGCCGGAAACAATTTTGTTGGTGATATCGACGGCCTCGAGCTCGTCCTCCACCCATTCCGTGTAATCGGCCTTGCACGTGTCCGTGCCAACCATGTCCAAGAACGGTGTCGGAATTTCCGAACAGTCCTGGATCTGTTGGAGCACGTCCTCCTTGATGAGGCCGCCAACGGCCACGTCCTTGAGGTCCTTGGCGTCCAAGTAGTCCGCCGGCGCGGCGTTCCAGACGAGAGGCGAGAGGCCGCGGTATGCGGCAACGATGTGAAGCAAATACATGGCGAATTTCTCCGTTAGTCGGTAAGTAGGGACTCCAATCCTTGCCTACCTCGCGCGGTTTTCTGACCGCTCGCGTTCTTGCTCGGAGCCTTGCCGGCCGGCTTCGCCTTGCTCGGCGTATCGGGAGAGACTTTCTCCACGGCCTCCAAGGCCGCGCGTACTCGTTTCTCCCGGCGCCATGCGTCGCGCATCATGTTCAGCGCGCGGTGGTCGTGCACCGTTCTCAGGTAGTCCACGGGATAGCCGTAGCGCGTCAGAAACTCGGCCATGCCGCCGAGCTCCTCTGTCATTTTCGCTTCGTCTCTCCATTCGGGAATCACCTGTAACGTGCGTGCACGCTCACGCTTGACGTTTGCCTCCACCTTGTCCCGGACTTTCTCCATGACTCCCGGCGCGAGTTTGTCGCGCGGTATCGCGGAGAGGAGCTCCCGGAGCTCGGCGTTGCCGCGTACTAGGTCCGCGTTCTGTTGCGAGCGTTCTTCTTCCCACTTGAGTTGAGCAACCGAAAACTCCGAGCGCTTACCGTAGTGGTCCTTGAGTTGCTCCACCGTGACCGGACTCCCGTCCGCCGCGGTGGCCACCTCAAGTTTGTAGAGCTCGGTTTCCTCAACGCCGGCCAATGCCGCAAGGTCGTTGAAGCGTTTCGGCTTGGACTTACGGCTCCCGCCATCCTCGCCGGTGTCCGATCCCTCGGACGTGTCGTCGCTATCGGCCGGCGTGTCGCGGAGCAAGTCCGCGAACATTTCGGCCTTTGACTTTTGAGGTTTGGAATCAGGGCTCCCGCCCGATTCTCCAGGTGGCGGGCTCCCGCTCGCCGGTTCCTGATTCGCGGAGCTCCCGCTCGGCGTTTGGTTGGAGCTCGAGGCCGTCCCCGGCCGTGAGCCGTTCGCATTCTGCATTGACAAACTCTCCTAAAGCAACTATGGCCGCATGCAACACGTGTTGGCGCTCCCGCGCCTCGAGCGTGGCCGCGGATTGCCATTGCTCGTAACACTCAACCTTTAGCTCCTCGAGGAGCTCAGGCAGCAACCGGCTCCGCCGGAGTATCGCTGCTTCCTTTTTCTGCTCCTCGAGCTCCATCGTTCGCGCCATCGTCCTCGTCCTCGTTTGGTTGTTGCTTCGCCTTTAGGAGCTCGGTGGTGGCGTGGCCGACTAGCTTGGCCTCCTCTACCTCCACGTCCATCACCTTGGCCCAATATTTGAATTGGCGGTCCGCGTCTCCGGCGTACTTCTCCACGGCCGTCCGGAGTTGCTCGAGGCCAATCGCTTGGCGCATGAGCATTTGCTTTTGCTCCTCCATTTGCTTTGCCTGTTTGCGTTTCCCGTCGAGAGCCGTTTGCGATTCCTTGCTCGCCGGGTTGCGGAAATACTGCTCCGGGAATGGCACCTCCGCGACGCGCGCCCAATCCATAAGCGCTTTGAAAAATCCGTCCAGATAGACGAGCACCTCGTCCATGCCCTTTTCCGCGAGCATGACTTGCCAATCAATCAATTTCGCGATTGCATTCTGCAACCGCGCGCGTTCTCCCGGACTCATTCCCGGTTTGACCGCGACGCACAAACGCTCCGCCCACTTGGCCGGCACGTTCTGCCATTGAATGCTCGCCTGAATTGGTGAAGCCTCGTTCCAACCCTCTCGCAAGGTTGCATGCGCGAGGAGCCACGTGTTGCGGATTAGCGTTTGCGCAATGTTGCGTGTCATGAGCGCCGCGAGTTGCTCCATGACGGAGTAAACGCGGTCCACACCCTCCGAGCCCATGCGCTCGTTGAGTTGCATGTTGCCGCTCGCCATGTCGAGCGCGGCGCCTCCCATCTCGGAGCGCTCGGCCTTTACCTCTCGGATATTCTCGAGCACGTTGGCCGAGGTGTCCGGAATGGAGAACGCGGTCACGGCCATGCGCACGTCCGACACCATGCGGCGGTTGACGCGAATGTTGCCGTTGACGCGGCCGTCCGCGAGGTCGTCCGGGTTGACCGCACCGTCCAACGTAGCGGTGCGGTTTTTGATCGCACTGTTTAGACCATCGAACAACACGCGCTCGAGCGCGGTGTGTTTGTCTTGCGTCTGTTTTAGTTTGTCGTGCAAATCAATACCGGTGAGCCGGTGTTGATTCAGGAGCACCACGCCGGCGGCATACGGCACGAGGTTGACCGGCACGTCCGCGAGGAGCTCGCTGTCACGGTACGCGAGCGACATGCGCCGGCGCTCCGCAATGCCGTCTCCGTCTCCGTCGTGGAGGACGTAGATTTCGTACCACTCGATTTGCTCGAGAGACTTGTCTATCGGCCGCGGACCAATCGCGGCCTCGGAGGCCGGGTTGCGCGCGGCACCGGTGAGCGTGGAGCCGGTGGTCCGCGTCGCGGTGAGTTTGTCCACCTTGGCGGCCGGGAATCCTAGCGCTTTCATTTCCGCGCGCGTGTCAATGTGGCGCTCGGCGCAAATCGGAATTTCTTGGAGGTCGTGCGAGTCCCAATCCTTGGGATAGAGGAAATTCTCGAGCGCAACCGCCTCGCACCGGAAGCGCTTAACGGTGCGTTGACACCGGAGGCTTAGGAGCCCTTTCTCCGGTGTCCACTTGTTGAGCATTTTGCACGTGGCGTCCGGACGGTCCGTGAGCTCTGCAACCGCCTCCGCGCTCTTTACGTTGGCGTAGGTTTCGTACCTCACCACCTTGCGCGTCTCTATCCACGTTTTCATGATTCCATTGCGGAGTTGGAGCGCGTCCTTGATTGCGCTCGAGAGTTGGACCCAACCGTTATTTGCTTCCATCACGAAGTAAGTAACCGTGTCCGTCTCGAGCGCGGCTTGCTCCTTGTCCGCGGCACCAAGCGGACGATAGTCCACAACGCGCGTGGACGTGGACGTTAGGCCGTCCATCATTTGCGCGAGATTGGCCTCAACCATGGCGGACTCGTCACCGGCCACCACGCGCGAGCGTCCCGGCACCTCGTCACCGCGTGCACGTTGAAAGTAGTAGTTCAGCGATTCCGTGCGGTGTTTCGAGAGCTCGTCACCCTCGAAGCCGGCGCAATTCTGTAGCTGATTTTTCAGCGATTGAACGAGGTCCGTGTTGTCCTTCACGGTTGCTTGGCCTTTTTCGCCGCGCGACGCGCGCGGAGTTTTGACACGAATTGCGAGAGCGCCACCATGGCCGTCTGAATCACCACGCCGGCCAAGAGTTGCGAGGCACTGTCCACCGTGAGTTGCCCTTGCGTGAGCGCCGGCACGTCAACGGCCGTTGCCGTGATGGCGCCTCCAATCGCTTGCGCGGTGTGAATCGCGAGGCGCGTTGTGAGCTCTGCTTTGACCCATGCCGGTATTTTCATATGACCGCCCTGTCCGAGAGTGAATAGTCCGTTGCCTTGCTCCATTTCGCGGTTGGAGCTCCGCGCCAGTCCCACGCGGCGTAATGCTCCACCGCTCGAGCCAAATACTGTTCGTGCGTGCCTAGGACGTTCATGGTGAATACGTCCGCGTGCGACGCGAGCTCCTTTACTCGGTAGCCGTTCAAGCTATCCACGAGGTCCGCGTTGTTGCCGTCCGGAGCCCACGGCCGCGCGCTGGTGTCAATGTGCAACCGCGCGAGAAATCGTTGCGTTAGCATCATGCGCCGGTTGTTCTCGAGCTCCGGCGCGTGCTCGGTGTTCAGGAGTCGCAAGTCTGTGAACGCGAGCTCCCATATACGCGGATCATGCTCCGGCGGTAGCACGTGCTCCGAGGTCCGCCACGGAAACACCTCGCGAGTTTCTGCGATGCAATCCGCGAGCGGCTCAAACATCCATGACCGCGAGCCGATTGCAAAATGCTCGTTGCCGTCGCATTGGAAGAACACAACGGACACGTTAACCGGCGCAAACTCCAACGCCCATGCCGCGGACACGGGGAAACTCGCGTCATAGCCCACCCTCCTCATGCGCGACCCTCGGCCAACATGGAGGCAACGGCCTTGCCGTAAACGCTTCCCGGCAACGAGGCCATTGGGTTGCAGAAAAATTCTTCTTGGATAAGCGCGTCCGCTCGAGCGGCGCCATGCAACGCAATCAAACTCTCACGCTCGGCCTCCACGTCCACCATGGAGACAACCGGCGTGCCGTCCGCGCGCGTGGTGTCGCGAATAGTTCGCACGTCAACATACCAGTCCTTGGACGGTGCCAAGCGCTTGACCATCTGGTAAGCGTGGTTGCGTCCGCGGTATGTCGTGATGAATGCCGCCCAACCGCCGTTTTCCAACAGTATCGGCATGATGTATGGCCACGCGCGCGGATCGCACAAGGCCCACTCGGAGAACAACACGCCGAGCACGTTGGAGCCAACGAGGCGGTCGTATTTGTCCGAGCCGAGTAGCTGGTAGGTGCTCCCGTTGCGGAAGCGCATGAACATGTTTCGGTTCTCAACCTCCGCGCGCATTGCGAGCGGAAAGACGAGCTCGAGGAGGCGCGTTTTGGTTTGAGGGTCCACCCCGTTCCAAATCGCGCGCTCGGCTTGAATGTGCAACGGGTAGAGGTGCCAGTAGGAACCAACGCGCTCGTCCGCCTCCTTGCGCACGAGCTCGAGGCCGGTGCGGTCCTTGCCGCCGCGCCGGTGCCAAATCAGGAGAAACCGGTCGCACGCTTCACCGGCCGCCCACCCATTGGAGCCACCGAGGGTAACGTCCGGACCGCCGCGAGGCGGCACGTAGAGGCCGGAGCGCGCGTCAAAAATGCACCGCTGATAGTCGCGCGGTCCCCATGCCTGAGGAGGTATGGCCGGGAGCGCCGGCGGTTTCTTTTTTGGCCGTTTGGCTGTCATGGGTTGACGCGGCGACCGAGCTCGAGGAGACAACCACCCCGGGAGGAAACCAGGCACCTCGAGCCGGCCGCGCGCGGCACGGTTTTAGCACTCTTGCGCGGACTTTACAAAATTTGGAAACTCTCCCGCCACACAAGCCCTTGTGTGCATGTTCCACGTGGAACGCTATTAGTGGGGGATTCGATTGTCCATTCAACATGTTGGCGCCGTCCTGTATCACATGCCGGAGCTCCGCGAGGCGTCCGCCGCGTTCGCTCTCGCGGCAATCTCGGACTCGGCGGACCGCGCTAGCGGTTGGTCGTTCCATATCACGCTTGCCGCCATTGCCTCCGCCGCGCGGCTCAAGGTCCGCGCCACGCAATACGCGCTCCGCGAGCTCGAGCGCCGTGGCTATCTCCGCTCGGAAGGCTCACCGGGACGAGCTCGGCGCTACCGGTTGTTGTTCGACACCACCGGGAAACGTAGGCCGGAGGCCGAGCTCTACGCCACCCCTGCACCACGTGCACCGGTGGCCAAGGACACCCCGGCACCACGTGCACCGAGGGGTGCACCACGTGCACCCTCCGGTGCACCAAAAGCCACCCCCCCTAATAACCCCCTAATAGGTTCTTCCGTCCTTTCTCCGTCCCCTATCCAAAGAGCGTTTAGAAAAACGCCGACAAAAAAGATGCCGGACGGAGACGCGCCTCGAGACCTGAGCTCGGAGAAGCAACGGCAATTGGCGGAGCTCCGCAAACGAGCAACGCCATGAGGTGGACGGAGGCCGAGCTCGAGGCATTCGAGCGCCGCAACGGGTTGGCTCCGCCGGCGCCGGCGCCTCGAGCTCGAGCTCCTCGAGCTCCGGCCGAACCGTCGAAGCTCGAGCAAATGTTGTTAGGTCACCTAACGGTTATGCAACTAAAGCCGGTTGCACAATTCAAATTCCACCCCGAGCGAAAATGGAGGTTTGACGTGGCATTCCCGGACGTGCTCGTTGCGGTGGACGTGGACGGTGGAATATTCGCGGCGGAGAACGGAGAGGAGGCGGGACGGCACGCGCGCGGTGCCGGAATCATGGCGGGTTTTGAAAAAAGGAATGCGGCGGCCGAGCTCGGATGGTGTGTCCTTTGCTACGGTCCGCCGCAAATCCGCTCCGGTGAATCAGCCCTCCAAATTGAGCGCGTTGTTACCGCGCGGCGTGGTGGTGTCCTCGTCTCCGGTGTGGACGGAGCCGTCGAGGAGACTCTCCAAAAGCATCACGCGCGCGAGAATGGCGGCCGTCTCCGCGGATAGGTTGACGCGGCCGGCTTTCCAATTGCGCTCCACCGATTGGACGAGCTCGAGCTTTTCACGCTTGAGCACCTTGCGAACGGTTGCAACCTCAATGGTTTTCATGACAGTTTTTCTCCTTGCGTGTTTTCTGCAACCGGAATCATTTCCGTAGAGCCGGCAATTACCGTCACCGGAACACGGTCCACCGCGTTGAACACGAACGCCGCGAGCATGGACTCAAACTCGCGGCCACGCGCGGCCTCCGGAATGTTTTGCAAGTGTTGACGCGCGGCCACGCCGAGCACCACGCCGAGGCCGGCCGCGTCGCACGTGGCGTCAATTTCAACCTCCGTCGATTCGCCACCGTCCAGG